AGTTGTTATCCGTTAGGGCAACTTTATTGCAAATATAATAACACAAAATTTTTAACTTGGAAACCTTTTTTCGTGTAATTGTCTAACTCGTTCTACTGCCGCATTGTGTTCCCTGTGTTTTGGGTCGTGATATGGATGATCTGGATCATCAAATATATCAGTTATTTCTTGTTCAGCATCTAATGGAGATACAGCTAAACTATTATTTTGTGTATTTTTTGCCATATCTTCAGTTATATCTTCACCAAGTCGTGCAAACATTTTAATTACTGCAGGATGATTTCCTGCTTCTGTTGTTGATAAAAGTTGCTTTATATCATCATCACCATAAACAGCCATTGCTCTTTTTGCTTTTGCTACATTTTTATCATAATCATAACCCCATTCTTCTTTAAGAGTTTGTTCTGATTGTTTACGCCCTGCATCAAATCTTGCAGGTTGATTTTTTAATTCATAATCAATAGTATTTTTTTGATATTCTATTAAAGCATTTACCTGTTCATTATTTAAACCAATATTATGTGCTACATTTTTAAACTGATTTACCTGTTCTTCTGGCATATATTGTTTATAATCAGTAGGTATAGACACTTCATATTTATCCGCAGTTTCTGGTCTACCTAATTTATTATAAACTTCCATTTTTTCTTCATCTGTTTTTGGTATAGGAATACGACTACCTAAAACTTTTTGTTGATGAACAACTGTTTTTGCTAATGACTCTACATCTTTAAAATTAGATAAAGTAGGGTCGTTTTTTAAATCATCAGATAATGTTGACTTCCAATCTTGATTATCACCTTCAGTAGATCCTAATACAGTTGTTTCTGCAGGTGCAGATGTTTCTGCAACAGGATTATCTTCTGTTGTGGTCGTTTCTTCAATCATTTTTTTGCTCCTTTATTAGATTGATTATTCGTATTATAACAGCTCTTTGACCTTCCTTATATGCTGTTTCATAAGGACAAGTAACAAACGAACTCCTATGATAATATGCAGATGTTAAATCTGCTAATACTTGTTGACCCTCATTAGAGTCAAAAGTAATCTGATAAAATTTTTTTAATTCTTTTAGTTCCACTACTCAAGACCTGCAACTTG